TATACGGTCCCACGCTTTTTGCATTGCTGGGAGGTTTGTAGCAAACCACTCACGATCCCTTTTGACTCGTACGATGACAAACTCCTGGGGTTTATCATCCACTTGAGGCTTGAATTGAATGAAATCACACTCCTCCAGATCCGTAATCTCCAGTTGGAGTTGAACTTGGGGCAGGTAATGTTTAGGAACTTTAGCCTCAATTTTACGGGTCAAAGGACACTTGATTTCTATGAGAAGACCATCCTCTGTGACTCCGTCAGGTGATGCGCCAAGCCATGGATATGTTCTGTGTTGTACGAGACCAATTTCGTGAGACTTGCGCCCTGTCATTTCATCGTACAAATCCCGTACAAAAGGCTCAAGGAGCGTCCCGTGTTGCGTGGCTGCATTTCCCGCCCATTTTGTTTTAAGCACTTTCTTTTTGATAAATGCATCAGTACTTTCATAATGGTTTTCACCAATTGCACTCGCAACATCACTCGCCGTAATCATATTATCACGCAGATCTAACCATTCCTGGGATCTTTGTTCTGCGTACTCAGCCGCGAGGAGTTCTCGCGCACGAATCAGTACTCGGTCCATTGACGGGAATCTTCTTATTCTTAAAACGTGGATCAGTCTTAAGTACAATCTCTGCAGCATTTTGCTCAGCTTGCTTTTTTGTTGTTGCGAAACCAGAACCACAATCCATCCCATCCACCACCACCGTGATGAAAAACTGCCCATTCACCTGACTCACGAGTCGGTAATCAGGCAGGGCGTACTTGAGCGCCTGACACCAACGCATAAGTTGATCCTTGTAGTTATCATCAACCAGTGATGTCTGAACCTTTGTGAATGAATTGAGGATGAAATTCTTGGCGTGAATCATCCCGAGGTCCAGGTAGATGGCTCCCACGACTGCCTCAAATGCATCCTCCATGATGTGTTCATTCGTGTTCCAGCCATTTCGCTCACCCTTTTCATCCATCAGAATAAGCTTATCAAGACCAAGCACTTTGGAAATTTCACAAAGAGTTTTACCACGGACCATCTTGGTTCGCGCCTTGGTAAGGAACCCCTCCTGTTCCTTTTCGTGAAGATCAAATAAGTGTTTTGTTATGATGAATCCAAGTACAGAATCACCCATAAATTCAAGAGTTTCATAAGAACCTGTAAGACCCGCGTACCGCTTCAACGCGCTTTTGTGAGTGAAAGCCCGTTGATACAGTTCCATATTTTTGATTTTTGTTCCGACGAGCGAATTTAGCATCTCACGCGACAAGCCGGGAATAGTTTCCATGTTTATGTTATATTACACACAAGGTTTAGTTTTAAGCCAAACGGATTCAGGCAGTCGTCGGCTTTGCCACCTTTGGGCGAACCTTCTTCTCCTTTGGGGCGGCAGCATCGGTTGAGGTTGCTGCCACGATTGGGGTGTCTGGAACCTTCTTGGCACGAGGCTTCTTCTCCATCTCCTCCTTGATGTAGTGCTTGCTCAGATAGTGCTGCAGGTTCAGGAACGTCAGCTGAACACCCTCTGGAACCTCCAGCAGAGACTTCAGCTTATCATCGAGGCTAATCTTCTGCCCCGCCTTCAGACCGTTCGTCTCAAAGTACTTGTTCATGTGGTTAGATACCTGGGAGCGAGAGATCATATCCTCGGGACCCAGGCTCAGGAAGGTGCGCAGAGCATCCGTCACCTTCTGGGGCTTATTGAAACCGTTGTTCTTGGTGCGAGCCTCCTGCTTCTCACCGGTAGGGTCCTCAATGTGCTGGCGAATCTTGCGAATCTCCTTGCGCACAGCCTTGAGCTCCTTCATCAGGGCGTCGAGAGTTACGGGGGCATCGGTGGTGGTAGCCATCTTATACTCTACACACGAGACAGGGCTTTAAGTGCTATTGCTGCGAGTAGAATCATGACCAAAATCACGAAACCTTTGAAAAAAATTTGCCAAACCTTCTCGTCTTCGGGCTGTGGGTTAAAAAACGGCGCAGACCCCTTTATTTCTGAAGGTTTGTCACTCTGTGGTAAATTCACATTGAAACCTGGAGGCAACGAGCCGCCCCCAGATGGACGAAAGTCTTCACCGAAAATTGGGTACGGACCGACATTTTGACAGGCGGGAATGCAGCACCCGAGATTGCATGGATACACCAGACCGTTCTGTCTGTTTATGTACCCACAAATTGAAGTTGTTATATCCAGGGGATCGGTCAAACACTGACACCCTGAATTTACAAATTCTGCACTGCATGCGCTCATCTAACATTAAAGAATATTTTTGTTTATAATACAATGGAGTACGGAAAGCCCCAAAAACTTCCAGATGGTCGTTATTTTTTGAAGATTAATGGATCTCGTCATCAGGTGAATGGCGTGATTCTACAAGACTTGCTGACATCCAAGTCAGTCAACTTCAAGATTGATGACTCTAAATTGTTTGCTACTATTGATAACGAGCTACTCTCTCAGGCGAAGGAGTCTCGGGTTGAGTGGTTCGGCAAGGAGCTCAGTGACGAGACGATCGCCAACGCCTTCCAGGAGAGCGTCACGGACGGCGTCCTCAGTGCATCACTGGCAACCGTCAAGGGTGAGGTGGTCACCATGGCTTTCGACACCCAGAAGAACTCGGTCGATCTCCAGGAGGTTGCGACAGGTTCAAAGTGCGATGTACTTCTTGAGCTCTCAGGTCTGTGGTTCCTGAAAAAGTCCTTTGGTCCCATCTGGCGTGTGGTTCAGGTGCGCGTGCGCAGCGGTGCCGCGAAGCCGACTTTCCCCAAAGAGTACCTGTTCGCCGACGATGCCGAGGAGGAGGATGAGGACCCAGCTGACTACCTGGACTGAAAGACTTTGAGTCCAGCCAAAAAAATATCACCAACTTATAATAATGAATCGCAAGGGACTGGCAATCATGGTTCTGGCGGCAGTCATCCTCCTGCTTCTTTTTGCCCCCACTTGCCGCACCAGCTCATATGCATCAGCTCAGCCACTTGGCTTTAACACTATAAATGATGGCACCGCTCAGAATCAATCTAAAACCGGCATGGGTTCTCCCTACTCAGGAGGTGCGGCCGGCGGCAGCTCAGTGTCCTCTGCCAGCCTGATCCCCCGCGACGTGGTCGCCACCGAGGACTTTGGTCAGTTCAGCCCAGACAAGATCCTGGGTAACCAGAACTACCTGGACCCCCGCAGCCAGATCGGCTACCCAGAGACCATCGGCGGCGTCCTGCGCAACGCCAACCGCGACTTCCGCAGCGAGCCCCTGAACCCCCGCACCCCAGTCAGCATCTTCAACCTCAGCACCATTCCCCCAGATGTGATGCGCCCCAAGTTTGAGATTGAGCGCGAATATCAGTAAATTTCGAGAGGCTTAAAAAATAGACCATTTTAATTAGAAATGGACTTTAAAAATGCTACGACTGAGTGGATCTCTATAAAGACCCAGCTCGCCGCAGCTCGCAAAGATCTCTCAACGCTCAATCAGCGTGAAAAGGAGCTTCGCGAGTTTGTGACTAAACACATGGGGGAGAACAAAATTGACACCGTGAATGTCCAGGACAAAGTTAAGGTTAATTTCAAGCTTAAAACTGTCAAGGGTAGTATCACAAAAGACGTTATCAAGAGGGGTTTGACCACCTTTTTTAGTGGAAACGAGGTTCAGGTCGAGGGAGCTTTCAACGCCATCCAGGACGCAGTCGACGTCAAGGAAGTTGCGGGTGTTAACGTATCTGGTATCAGTAAGCTCCTGTCTTAGAGAGACTGAACGTAACTACAATAAGACGAAATGGGTATCAACGATGAATACTCACGCGATGCGTACAATTTTGAACAGTCGTGGGATTCGGATGATTTAGATGATTTTGACAACGAACTTGACCCTGAAGATTGGGAAGCTTTGTATTCAGAGGAGATTCACGACGGTTGGAGCATCTTCAACGAGTACGTTGCTGACAACTATTTGATGCTCAAAAGTAGTTGCAACTATACAAAGTTTGTTGAACTTTTGATGAAACCAGAACATTATTACTCGGCAGATCCGTCTCCACATGCTATCCGTGCATGGGTATCACTCAGGAGGGTTCGAATTGTAAAAGAACGAGTCGATCCTGAAAGTTTCTACAAGTGGTTCGATATTAATGTAAACCTATAATAAATGATTGATATTACATCTCCAAAGGTGTTTACACCAGCACTTTTGTTTGCAATCTTAAGCCCTGGACTCTTGGTGGGAATCCCACCCGGTTCAGGTCTTTTGGTTCAGGTGTGCATGCACGCCCTCCTTCTTTGCATATTTAATTACCTGATTATCAAGTTTGTGTTTAAATTCAATATGACAACCGCTGATATCATCGTCCCAGGAGTGCTGTTTGTGGCACTGACCCCAGGGGTTATTTTAAGCATTACTTCGGGACAAACCGCAGTCGGTATTCATGCCGTTGTATTTTCTCTTTTTTATGCATTACTTCGCGGACAGTTTCCAGAATATTATTAAACGGAACTCATAGAAGATGGTGAAAAACCTCGTTATAGGTCCCGGGGCTATGGGGTATTTCATGTACCTCGGAGTCTTGTCCAAACTCAAACAAGATGGTCAACTTGAGGGTCTCGAGGAAATTTCAGGATCAAGTGCAGGTGGTATGGTAGCCTTTACCTACGTACTCTCAAATGGAAATATTCCAGCTATTCTCGACTATTCACTGTCTGTTCCAGTCGGAGACATAATGAAACCAAATATTAAAAGTCTTTTGAATAATTACGGACTTGTTTCATCTAAAAAAATTCGAAAAGCTCTGGCAGAAATGTGTAAAAAATTTACAGGAAAGGATGACCTCACATTCAAGGAACTTTACGAATTGAATCCAGTGAAACTTCACATATCGGCATATTGTGTGGATTTCATGAAGACCATTTACTTTAATATAGATTCTACACCTAATATGAGTGTTCTCGACGCTGTTTCAGCCACAATAGCTGTTCCATTTTTATTCGCACCCGTAAAACTCGGTGATGGATATAATTACGTGGATGGTGCGACGGTAGAAACTACTGCCGCAAGTCCATTCGTGGACCGAAGAGACACGTTAGCTCTCAGAATTGCGTGGGGACGTCTCTCCGATGTGAAGGATCTCAAGAGCTACGCACTCAGTGTTTTATTTTCTACTATGAAAATGCGGCACGTCTATGCAGTCCCAACCCATGACATAGATATTCCCGATGATGACATATATGATTTTAATGCATCAAATGAGAATAAACTGAAAATGTTTATGATTGGTCTGTCCCAAAATTTTTCAAAGTATATAGTATATGAACACCCTACCTCTCACTCGGAGGTCTCCGAATAGGTCCCCGAACCGGTCCCCCAACCGGTCTCCCAACCGGAACAACAACGGGCGCCCTCGCCTTCGTGAGGGGCAGGTCCGCCGTATTGTTGCTCTGATTATCACGCTTGTGGTTTTGTTGTATCTTAATAACTATGTCATGGGAATGTCTGCCGGGGATGCACTCAAGGTGCGCCGGATGACCCTTAATTCCTTTTTAAAATTCAAAAATATAGTCCAGTCATCCTTTGCAGGATATGAGGATGTCATAGAGGCGGGAGCCTCCTCTATCGTAGCTGTTCTTCACCGTAAGTTTCAGACGGGCACCTTGCGTCCCAATGTTGCAAACCTGGCAGTTGGAACTGTAGCATTCACTGTGAGTTATCGAGGAGGGGCACGCACTTCTAATTTTATAAACAAAATTCATAAATATAACAACTCTCGTTTCGGACGTATATCTGGAAGAACTTCGGCGAATGCAGAGATGGTCAGGACTGGTATCATCACCATGATTGCATGGCTCGTTTCGAGCTTGAATTATTTCGCGGCTGAAAATGTAGCTGGTATTGTCCGGGAGGAACTGCGGGTACGTGGTCTCGAGCGTTCGACCCCTGCTAAGCTCGTGAATTACGGAGCTACGACTTTGAGGCTGATGCTCTAATGAGCGCGAGCAAGGAACAAATTTCCAGAGTTTGAATTAGATGAGTATGATTGAACAGGTGAAAGTCTCCGGGGGCTCGGGCTTGGGGTCTTGGGACGTGTAGGGCTTGGGGTCTTGGGACGTGTAGGGCTTGGGGTCTTGGGACGTGCAGGGCTTGGGGTTTTGTTTCGGCGTTGACCTCTAAATTTACTCCATAATTTTTGTGCTATAAGAAGTACAACTGCGGCACCAATCTTTCGTGGATGTTGAGTTACAACATGTTTCGTTGCGCGCGCTGTACCCTTGACAACACGCACCGTATTCCCGACGGCTTTTGTTCCAACTGCGTGACCTATATATGCCACAGCCAACGCCGCCCCTGCTTTTGTCTTGCGTGGATGCATCTTTGCCACATTTGCAAATTTAACACCTACTTTAAACCATCTCTCATTTCCAAGTTTTTCTACTGCAAAATTCCAAAGTCCCCCCTTAATATTTTCACCTCGAGCAGTTGAATTTCCGGGCAACATCAAATAATCAAAAACTACATGTGAAAGTTTTGTCGCAGCTTGACGTCTATTATTACCAGCTTTATTTGAAATTACTTTATTTGCTGCATTTGCTATTGCCTCTCCTTCATTCTTACTGTACCCGGATTGAACGAGAAGTCTCTTGATGGCGGGTTTTTGTTCTTCTGTCAAAAATATTTGAGCCAACTGCTTCACATTCAGCATTTGTCCGGGTGCAGCTGCAGAAACTTTAAACTTATTCAAAGTATAGGTGACTGCTCGAGCAATTTTAGAAGGTCTAAGAGGCGAAAGTGTATAGTAAGTATTCAATATACGTTTCTTTTCTTCATTGGAAATATTTGAAAGACGAGATCTAACAATTTTACGCTTTCCAATAGTACCTCCACGGCTATTTGCAATACCATACCTCTTCACATTTTCTGGAATCATAGCCAACAAGATTGCATTGATTTTTTCGCGTTCGGCATTATTAAGAGAGGTTCGAGGTACGGATGCTGATCCAGTTCTTCTGGTTACCGATCGTAAAGCCCTCCCGAGACTTGCCGACATCCTTAATACTTAGAAAGATTATTTTTATATTTATTAATGGAATCTGTGGAGCAACGACGTATCGTGTTTTCTGCAGCCCAGGACATATGGTCTTCCCTTGGTCCAGGGTACAGCGAGTCTGTGTATCACTCAGCCTTTGAGGTGGCTCTGAGAAAGCGCGGCATTTCATACGAGACGGAAAGAATCATTCCCGTATCTTATGAGGGTCAAAATGTGGGTCACGTCAGGGCTGACCTCATAGTGGGTGACACTGTCATAGAACTCAAGTCAGTCTCACGCCTTACTGATCAATTTCGAACTCAAATTCAAAATTACATGAAACTCCTGGGTATCCAAAAAGGGATACTCATCAACTTCCCCTTGGGGCTGGCGCGCACTCCCGAAATTGAATCAATTTTGATCCAAAATTAAATTAAATTGTCTTAATAAACTCCCACTCGAGTTCATCGCATATTTTCTTCCATATCTGATCCTGAATATACAGTTTCTCCTTTGACTTGAGCAAGGGGAAACATGGAAGATATTTGTCTTCCTCGAGCAATTCACACATTTTATAAAGAACATATGAATAACTCAAAAAGTTTTTACGTGCCGCAGGTTTATGCTTCTCGAACGGTGCTTGAATCTTGTGAAACATGAGACGGAGCTTGTCTTCAAGTGGTTGGTCCATCGTTGGAGGAGTGATACCGCCTAGGATTGTTGCAATATAGGGTGCGTGTTCATAGTACTTGTTCTTGTCAATCTTCTTCAACAAGACTCGCACCTTTTCGTGAGTAATCTCATCTAAATTCTTAATCTTCATCTTCCTAAATTCAGTCCTGAGTTGCCCTATGACATCCTCGGGAACACTCGTAGATTCCTTCGCCTGAAACTGTGAAATCCATTCGTTAAAATGATTCTCACGTTTGTAGGAATACACGACATTCTTCTCAATCTCCTGTTCCTCCTTGAACCCAAGCTCTTCTGATAGATAGTATTCCGTGTATCCACACTCTGTACATATCATGTCGCTTAGTTGTTCATCGTGCATCTTTGTAAACGTCTTTCCGCAGTTTTTACACGGGTCCACGTCTATCTCGCACTTTTTCGCATGACATTGATCTTGATCCTCAACCTCCTTTAAATATTTCTTGTAAATATCATTTCTCTGTATACCTTTTCTCGACGCAATCTGCATGTTTGCGACAGTCCTGGTAGTGAATGATATAACGCTCGACTCTGTGTATTCACGGATAACGGGAACGCACATGAGTAAATACTCTGCCAACTCATCTTGGGTTTTACAATTTCGTATCCTTTCATCGTACCTTGCTTCCATTAAATCAAAAACTATAATAATTCTTAACTAATCAATTTTTGGAGCCAAATAAAATTTCAAATCACCGAGATTTGCTATTGTATACCTGAAAACGATTGGCATATTATCGTTCGTTGAGTCCTGCATAATTTGAATACTGGAACACATGTTTGTCGCCTTTGTAAAAAGGTTGATGTACTTGAGACTGAAGCAACCACCGACTCGCTCGTCAGGACCCTTGTCCGCGCACTCGATATCAGTTTTTTGATTTGCAAAATCTCCTACACAACTCAACTCCAGATTGTGTCCGTGACGGAAAATTTTAATTTCATTTGAAAGATTACCCATATCCCGGGTATATCTCTGAAAGTCAATCGATGGCATGGTTGTCACCAAGTTCATATGAATATCCGGGAGATCCAGTATGTCCTCGTTAATGTCAAGCAATTTTAGTTTAAAATTAGTAAATGATTTCTTGGCTATGTTTTCTATGGTGATATCCATATAGTCTCGACCAGTAATTGACATGGTCAATGTGTCCTGACTCGTGATAGCCTTGAGAAGTTTATAAACATTTGCCATGTTCAAACCTGCGATGATATCACCAGTACATTCATACTCCTCAAAATTCTCAGCCCCTAAGACCATATGCACAAGGGTAACTCGGGCAGTGTCAAGAGTCAAAACGTGAACACCCTTTTCTGTAAAATACACATTCACATCATTGATGATATCCTTCAGCACTTCAAAAACTGACTTGAGAGCCGAAGCTTGGATAGTCTTTAGATGCATTAGTAAGTGTGCGTTTTTTTCCTCTAAGTGGCTGAACTTCTGATTTTTTGCATAGCATCTGCTATATCTGTGGAAATTTTAGCTTCCAGTTCAGGGGTAATCTCTGGTTGAAGCTGCTGCCCAAATTTATCAAATTCAAAAAGGGATGGCGTTTCAGTGCCGTCTATATTTGTACAGGAGATTGAATTAGGATACCATGATTCAAACTCGAACGGAATCATAGACTCGAGCCAGGGCTTGATGTCGCCACCGACTTTCATGACCCCCTCGTTGGTCACGATAGTGGGTACCATAGTAATCTTCTTCGATGGAACACCGAGGGTTGTTATATTATGGTACCGAATAATCTCATTCAGAGAAGGCTGAGTCTTAATATATTCTATAATTTGACTCGAAAATTTACACTTGTCGGAATAGACCAGCAAGGCCATTTGAATTAGTTGACTTTTTTTGAACAGAAGAATTTCGCAGTCTATTAATAATGAAAGACATTATGATCCTACTGCTTGTGATTATTGTGGTCTTCCTGGTATGGAACAGCCGTGTCAATCTGTCTGGGTACGTTGCCCCAATGGCAGCTGACGGAAATTCTCCCATCTCACCTGATGTGATTCAGGCAATCATCGAAAAGGTCCAACAGACCAAACCAGATGAGCACCCCCTCGAGACACTTTTCGTTAATCTCCAGGCTGACGGTTCTTATGCGAGCCGATTCATGTTTTACAATACCCGCAAGTTCCTTGGATCCCAGTACGATGTCGTATCAAAGATCGGTGAAGATGGAAATGTTGAAATCATAAACATGTCAGAGTCTGCAAAAGAAGACTTGAGTACTGGATACCAGCCTGACAAGTACAAACCCTATAAAGATATCGATAACAGTTCCGCCGCTCAACTGAAGGCACTTTTGGCAACTCGCCCAGAGACGCCTGTGGTGACTGACATGCGCCTGGGGACTCGTTCCTAATTCTAAACTAAAATTAGATGTCAGTGTCTGCCCAAGACATTGCGAAAATGGAGAATTCTCGTAAAAGTGCCCGAAAGGAGTTTTATAAAGCTCTTCTCGAGCAATTTTGTAGGAAAATTAAAACTTCAGTACAGCTCGGTCAGAAGGAGTGTGTCCTGACAGTTCCTGTATTTTTGATTGGTTTTCCAAGACACGATCTCCCCACGACTGTACGGTACATGTGTCGACAGCTTCATCGTCTGGGGTACATTATAAATCTCATAGGTCCCCTGGACATAAAGGTGTGGTGGAAGAAACCTCCCATACACCAGATGCTTCCAGAGGAGGTGGAGGAGGTGGAACTCCCCAGCCTCGTGAATTTGCAGAAGATGGCGAGTAAATTACGAAAGAAGTGAAAACTTCTTCTCGCGGTTGAGCATTCGCGTCCCCCTAATCTTCGCCGTCTTGAGCCGATCGCACTCCTCCGCCGCCTCCTCCATCTCGAGCTCGATGCGGTACGGAGCCATAAACTGCCGAAGTTCGTCAGCTCGCGTCTTGGACGCCTTCGCCTTGGGCGGGCTCTTCTGATAATTTTTCCACGCCTCCTTTGCCAACTTGTAGTCGTCAAGGCTCCGCTCGAGCGCAATCTTGTTGTGCTCAAGATATCCCTCGAGCTCAGTCATCTTCGCCTCGTGCAGGCGAATCTTTTTCATGTCGATCAGACGTCTGTATTGACGCAGGGCATCGACCATGTGCTCCTCGCACGCCTCCTTCAGCCCCGCAGCAGTTCCTGGGCATTCGTCTCGGACCATGTCGAGCTCTCGGATCGCATCACCTTGAAAGTACTCGAGGACAGCCTGACGCGCCGAAGGCCACTCTGGGTAATCGGCATAATCCCCTGCGTGTGAGCGCCAATTGCACCCGTCGGCACAGTACACGTAACCGTTCTGGTCGAGACCGAAGCAAACGCCCCAGCCCATTGAACAAATCACGGGTGCTGTTTTTAAGCTGAAAATAAGTCCTTTACATCTAATAACTATGGACCTTATCAGTGAATCCGAGCGTCGTTTTACCAAAAAACTATGTGATTCTATGACCCCATCCATGATTGAAGCATTTTGGGAAATTTGGCTGGAAGCTCAGAAGGAGTCAAAAGGTAAAAACACCGTACAAGTTTTCCAGCAACTCCTCCGTGATGTCAAGACTTGGAATTCTTCAATTTCAAACCGAAATACAGAGTCTATCATCAAGGGCAACCCCATGTTTCCCAAGCTACTCGCCGCCGTCTTTGTAATTCACGTCAAGATTTTGAGTGCAATTCGCACTGATAAAAAGTCAAAGAAGATTTCAATCAAGCTCCCAGCAAATGACGTGTTTGTTCAGCGAGTCTACGAGGCGTGTGCCAAGGATATTTACGAGGATCCTGATATCATCGTCAACAAGAACCACTCGGATGAGCACAGAAAGAAGGAGCTTCACAAGCGTTTCGTCCACCACATATGTGAAATCATCGAGCAGCTTGTGCCAATGTCTGAAATTTTGGACACGTATCTGAGTATGCCAACAGGCGACGAGGGTATGAACTTTGACGAGGAAGAAGAGGAGCAGGAGGAACTTGACGCGCCACTTAACGAGGAACCAGTCGACCCCGTCGAGGGTCTTCCAATGAACAACATGCAATTTGGTCAAACTCCAGGGGGGAGTGAGACAGTTACGGTCAATAACTCATTGACACCTCCTTCCGTTCCAGGCGGTACCCCAGTTCCTACCCAGGAACAGAATCTCTTTGACGATGCCCCAGATGATGTGGATGTGAAGAAAATCCCTCAAATCTAATATTTAAGTCTATTAGTAAAATGGAACAGTATTTCCAGGAACCTTCAACTGCCGCAATCATAGCAGCAGCAATTACGATGGGTTATATTTTCATTCGTTCCAAGATGAATGGAGATGCGAAAATTAAGAATTCTGAATATTTCAAGCCGGCTTTTCTCGTAGGTCTTTTGGTGTTTTTCATCGTGAGCCAGGGACAGGGTTCTAACGGACAGGTAACAAAGGAACCGTATTAAAAAACCAATTTTCAGTAATTATGATCAGTGTATACTTAAAAATAATACGTCTTTTAAGTATTAATGGCGTCGTACTCAGCATTTAATGAAATGTACACCCAGTTTCTCGGTGAGCTTGCTCAGACCTTCCCCGAGGAGCCCGCAATTGCAAAGATGCTCAAGAAACAAAAGGATGAGAAGACGTACAAAAAGGTGATGAACAAGCTGAGTCCATGGGCTCAGCAGATTATGGAGAAGGATTCCAAGTTTTTTTGCGAAGAGAATGAGTTTGTCGCAAACCTAAATATGCACGAGATTTGGAAGAAGGATGACGTGTCAGATGCGACGCGTCAGGCGATCTGGCAGTACCTGAGTTCTCTGTACGGTTTTGGAGTGACTCTCCAGATGATTCCACCTCAGTTTATGAATTTGATCGAGTCAGAGGCGGAGAATTGCGCCAAGGGACTCAAGGAGTCTGGTGGTGAGCTCGACGAGGCAAACATCATGGCTGCAGCTCAGAGAATGATGAGTAAGCTCATGTCAGGTGGGGGATTCCCAGGACTTCCAGGTGCGCCCCCCCAGCGCAAGGCGATTAAGAAGGACTATATGGGACTGGACTAGAGACGAGTCGACGGAACTGAAAGTTCCCTGGACTCAGATCCAGGCTCCGACGGACAGGGAACTTTCAGTTCCCGTCTGGACTAAAAACAAATCTTACTAAATTACAGCATGGATCCAAAGGAGATTTTCAAAACTAGCGAGCTTTTAAATTTCTGGCCGACCGCCTCCCAGACGGCGCGCGAGCGCGTCGCATCGACGACTCGTTTCATCCTGTACGCCACCTGCCTCATTTACCTGATTAACCGTGATGTACGTGTTTTTGCCCTTTGTATTCTCGCACTTGCAATCCTGTACTACCTCATGACCATGAATATGATTTCTGATGGAAAATTGCGCCCATCCTCTGCCGACGGTCGCGTTCCTGGTCCTCTTCGCGGCTCTGTGACTCTCCCAACACTTGACAATCCCATGGGCAACGTTCTTCTGAGCGATTATGTAGATGCACCCGACCGACCAGCCGCTGCATGGTACCCAAGCATGCGCACAGAGGTACAGGCTGCCTGGAGTCAGATTCACCCATTTGAGCGTCAGCGTGATGCCGAGCGCAATTTCTACACTGTAGCCTCAAGTACCATTCCCAACGACCAAACAGCTTTCGCATATGGAGCATTCGGCAAACCGTTTGCACCAAAGTGTCACGACCAGGGCGGCGCTGCTTGCGATCCAGACCGGTTCTACTCTGCCTTCCCAGAAAGACCTCAAATGCGTGCAGGAAACGGTAGATAGATAAAAATGTAAGCAAGTATTAATAAAATGCCAACTTTGGACAATAGCAAAAATATTCTTCAGAAGGGCATTTGGATCGGTCCCGCCCAGGTTGTCCTGGCAGACAAGACCGATGTCGAGAGCATGCTTCGTGCGCGGGGCACCTCCGCCTGGACCAAGGGTTGGTCAGAGAAGCCATACGACTTCCCCAACACATACGTAAACTTGCCTCTGCGCGTGTTGATGTGGAATCCAATTACCACTTTTGCCGACATCCAGAATGAGCGATTCGATGAGCGTTATAACAGCAAAAAAACGAAAACTTTTAGTCGCTAAAAAAGATATCTTATTAATAATAATGGACCCACTGGCAATTGCAGCTGTGGTCGGTCTTGTGTTTGCCGGAAAGCGACTTGCAGATGGGCGCAGTGAAAGCCCAGAGTCAGGTCGTAAACCTCTCCCTGCAACCACGAAACCTCTTACTCGCCGGGATATAGATTTGATGGGGAATAGCCGTAATCATTCCAAGGATTATACCGACTTTATGAACACGACCCCCGACGTCGGTCGCCGTGTCGGAGACTGGCGTCTTCAGCCCAAGGAGGCTGTTCCAAATCTTCAGGATATGACCCAAACGAATGGTCGGTTTCCATTTGGTCAGCCCGTTTATGACATGTACAACCGCCAGTACGTCACGAACAAAATGAACAATGTGAACCCACTTGAGTCTCCCAATACAGTGGGACCAGGTCTGGGTGTTGGACCTAACGTTAAAGCGGCTGGTGGTTTCCACGACTACTTCCGCGCTCTTCCAAACAACATTAATGAGGAGAAACTTACAACAATCGAGGGTCGCCCAGGACCACCCAGCGCCGTCGTGCCAAGTGGTGGTGCCGGTGGGATGGGCGAGATTACACACAACGCTTCGCAGTCAAAGACGGTGTACCGCGCACCAGGTGCTTTTGGAGGTGGCGGTGCCCAGGGTGCTATGGTTGCCCCAGAAGGGCGCCCAGATAATCTCAAGACCCGTAAAACGACTCGGCGTCAAGAGACCGGGCTTCGCACAGACACTCTTTCCGAGGGTCCCCCAAGCTATTTCGTGCAACAGCCATACGCCGGAGGTAAAACTTCTTATACTGACAAGACACTTACTCGCACAAGTGGAGATCGTTCCAAGCCAGACCGTGCAGGAAACGGCGGTCGTATGAACGTTCGCAACGATCCAGTGAACCAGGTGGGCGCAGCAACTCAGCTTCGTCCAGAGGCTGAAATTCTCCCAGTGCCATCCATGGGTACAACTGGCTCAAACCAGGGTCGTGGAACTCAGCCACCTCAATATGATGATCCACTCAACGAGCAAAAATCAAACCCCAATCCACGTGCATCTTCGAGCTTTTTGGATATAGCTATTCAGCAGCTTGAAAAGAATCCATTGGCTTATTCATTGGCACGTCCTCCTCCTCAAGTGTCTGCGAAATGTTAAATCCCGTCGCGAAGTCCATTAAAAAAATATAGACAGAAAGTAAATGTCTGGAGGTGTCGTTCAACTCGTAGCAGTCGGACCTCAGGACGCTTGGTTGACAGGCAAGCCTGAGGTATCTTTCTACCGGTCGAATTACAAACGTTATACTCATTACTCAAGCTCTGTGGAGCGCCAGGTTATTCAGGGAGCACCAATTGCCAACGGTATTTCTACTATCCGTTTCGAGAAGAAGGGTGATCTGCTCAGCTACGTGTACCTGACTGCCCGTGACAACAACGGTGCAGGCATCGTTGGTCTGGACTGGTCCAAGGTGATTGACAAGGTGGAGCTTTACATCGGCGGTCAGATTGTGGACACCCATGACTTTGAATACATGTCCGATATCGAGCCAATTGTGGGTGCTCGCACCTATTCCGAGCGTTACCTGAACTCGACCAGCACCACTCTGAACAACCAGAAGAACTCCTTCTTCCCCCTTAAGTTCTTCTTCTGCAAGGAGTGGTCTGTGGCTCTGCCCCTGATCGGTCTCCAGTTCCACGACGTGGAGCTGCGCATCACCTGGTCTCCCTACCTGACCCAGAACATCACCATCGGTCCTACCAGTTACCCAGTCCTGTCTGTCCCCAACGGATCCATCAATGTTTTCAGCGTGAGCCAGGGAACCTTGGCATTTTCCAACACAGCCAACCTGGTTGTGTCCCAGACCACTGGTCCCCTGTTCCCAGGTATGCTTCTGACATCAGCCACTTCCAACCTGCAGGCGAATGTGGTGGTCATCCAGGGGTTCTCTGCCAATACAACACCCACTCTCACTTCTAATATTGCATTTTCAAACATCATCATCGCCGGTTCCAACACGGGTATTATCAACGCTACTTCCATCTTCAGCACATCTATCGGCGGCGCACTGAGAGCCTATGCCCCAGTGGTTTCCGCTGAGTTATCTGTTGCAATTGCAGCCGGTACCGCACTATCCACCACGAAGGACATCACTTTGACCGAAATTTCAAGCTTCAACGGCACCGGTTCCCTGGCAGTTGGTCAGTACGTGGCAGGTGTGCCATGGGCTGGACCAGTGTTCGTGTCAAGCACATCCAACATTGCAAACAGCAACGTGACCGTGACTTACCCCTCCCAGCGAACTGGACCAGTTCTGGCTGGCACAACCATCGCCTTCTTCACAGGTACTTCAAACACCAACACTTCCTATTCCCAGGTGCAGTACCAGGCATGGTCCAACTTCGTGTATCTGGATCAGTCTGAGCGTGACTTTTTCGCCAAGGAGAAGCAGGATCTGCTGATCACCCAGGTGCAGCGCATCGTCATGGGCACCAACCCCGTCCAGGAGCTGGCACTGGCTCAGCCAGTCAAGTTCATCGCCTTCCCCTGTGTGAACTATAACCAGATTTTCGCTAACGGTGCAGGCTCGGAGACCGCTGCCAACTACCAGCTCAAGACGCAGGTGAACGGCGTGGATGTCGGGGACTCCCGCCACATGTACCACTGGGTGGATCTTCCCCAGTACTACAACACCCCTTGGGGCTACATCCACAACAACGCCACTGCCAACGTGGCAATCATTTCTTACTGCCTGGACACCTCCAAGCTCCAGCCCACAGGCACCCTCAACTTCTCCCGCCTCGACAATTTCCGCCTGGTTGTGCCTTCAACCCTGCCCAACGGCATCCAGGGTCTGGCAAGCACCAGCATCAACTACCCCACCCAGTACCTGTACGCAGTCAACTACAACGTGTTCCGCATCCAGAACGGTCTCGGCTCGCTGCTCTACGCCAACTAAACGCAGATAAACTCTGTTCTAAAATTAGAAAATGCATTGGCTCGTGTGGGCGTTCATTATTTGTATAGTATTTTTGGTAACTTATAATCCACGTACGGGAAGTCTCGAGAAATTTTTTGCTCCACAAGAATTAGTAGAGGACAATGACCAGAGAACGACACAAAGCGATAGCAATCCCAGTATCTCACGTGAATGACATACCTCACTTCCTTGTAGTCCATGACAGGCGCTACAAGGAATGGACCTTCGTAACAGGCGGATGCCGCCGTCGAGAAATTTATAACCCACTTCGATGTGCGGTTCGAGAACTCGAAGAAGAAACCCGTGGTATGATCAATTTAAAACGTGGCTCATATGCCTATTTTAAATTTATCACAAACACACCCGAACCTCGTGACATTGAGGACGGGGTAGATGTTATAAACCATTATCATGTATATGTCTTTGACATGCCCATGACTTCAATAGAGCACAAACACATCGTGAAGCGATTCACAGAAGAAAAGGTGAAAATGGAAGGAAATCAGGTTCCTTTTCGCAAAAATTACGACGAGAATGACGACTGTAGATTCGAAAGTTTAGAAAATATATCTAAACATCAAAACTTGTGGCCCATGATTCGACAGCACGTTATCAGAAATCCCGAGTTTCTTCAAGCAATAACGGCAACTAATAAGACTCCGTTCAATTTACGTGGTTAAAATATTTTAGATTTAATAGAGATGACGAGAAGTAAAATTGATCTCGCTACACACCTTCTCAAGCTGTGTAACGACACCACGATGAAACCCGAGGACCTTGCAAATGCAATGACTCTCCGTAAGCTTCACTACGAGATTGAAAAGGCGGAGGCTGACCTCGAGGAAATCGAAGAAAAGATTAAAATTGTCAAAGAAACTCCAAAGACAAAGAAACCTAAATCATTTTGGGCATTTTTGACTATGGATTCGGACGAAGAATGAAAGTCTTCTGGTAGCGAAGCTTAGAGTTTTAACTCGTCTTAAACATAATGGACAAATGGAAGGTCCCGCGAGGGTCTGGAACCCATGTTCTCATGGATGGTGGAATTCTCATGGTTCCTCAGGAGGAAACCCAAGAATTTCACCAGGCATATGTTCAGGCAATTAATTTTGGATCAAAATTGTTTGTAGTTGAGCAAAAGACAGATCGATTCAAGTTTTTCGTAGATCTCGATTATAAGGCTCCAGAAAAATTAAGTGATGAAGATCTTCTTCAATTTTGTTCTATAATTCATGAAAGTCTTGGGGGTGACAACATTTCAGAGTGCCTGGTTGCCAAGGCAAGACCTCGCCCAGTCGGGAGTGGCTCGCCTCCAGGCGAGGATGGCAAGGCATCCACTCTCATCAAGTCGGGTGTTCATATACACTGGCCGCGCCTCATTGTCAGTCGGACCGAAGCAATTAATTTAAGATCAAAATTGATTCAAGCTCTGGGTGAAGGACCTTGGGACACTGTCATAGATGCCTCTGTCTATGGAGGTTCAGGACTTAGGATGCTTTGGTCTCATAAGAAACCTGCAGGCGACCCATATATTCCCTGGCGTCAGCTCAACAGTACACGGGAATTTTCAAAGATTCCAAGTGTTGAAATTGTTGAACTGTTTTCAATCAGGACAGATATCGATAATACGGTCTCTCAACAGACTGACATTGAAATTTCAGGAATTGAGGAATATATACAGAAATATCTCACAGGTCAGGAGAAGGCTCGCATCAAGCGCGTTCACAGACACGATCATGACGGATGGTATGTTCAGACGGACTCCAAGTACTGTGAGAATATCAGGCGCGAACACAAGTCGAACCATGCGTGGTTTTCGATACATTCAGGTCGGATTTCGCAACGATGCTTTGACAAGGACACCTGTAATGAGTTTCATGGTCGTGAACATATTCTTCCTCCATCAATAGTAGAGCAGCTCAATGATGTTGCTGTTGTGGGTAGTCCTTCTCTTACTTTTCTTATGGATTTCCTTCCCGATGGGACCAAAAACCCGGTTCAAGAAGTACGAGCTCATGGTCCATCCGTACTCGGGCCTGGACCCAGTCAGCTGGCAGCGTTTTTTGGACAATCTCCGCGTGTTCGAACAGTCGGCTTCAAAACAGCTTGACACTGCAGCCTCTGCACTTTACGCAGCTGTAGAAAATATCAGAGATCTTTCACTCGGGATTCGCCGTGCAGACGATGGGCAGAAACAGGAAGAACTCAATCTCATAGCCACAAATTTGGGGCTCGAAGGAGAATTTATTTTGAATCAAAATTCAATTTCACAAGGTCTTTATTTCTTTCCAAGATACTTAAACAATACATTCGATGATTATATAGAAAATGCGGGCGACCCGGGGCACCTCAAAACTCACGGGCAGTGAATCTGCACGGCAGATTCACGAGACTGAGACCACTCGCGTAGCGAGTGAGATTCCCGCAGACGCGACCCCCCTTCAAATTCTTGCACAGGTTGCAGCCGAGGCTGACTCGGCACCAGCAACACGCACCCGTTCCGGACGCCCTACCAAGCCCCCTACGCGTTACGAGCCTGTCGAGAAGGTTGAGGACGACTACGATGCTGATGATTACGACACAAATGATCCAGATGATGTTTCTGAGGAGATTGAGACTGAGAGCGACGAGGAGCAGGATGAATCTGATGCAGATGATGATGGAAATTTGGATGGATTTGTTGTAGCAGATAAAAGCGAGAGTGATGAATCTGATAGTGAGGATGGACAATCTTCCGTTCCTGACAAAAAACACCGAGTCTCAGTCAAGAAGCGCACCCCCACCGCTCCCAGAAAATGAGTGGCCTTCCCATATGGATTCTCCACATCAGTTTGATACATTTGTAGAACGCCCACAACAGAAGAAGGATCCATTTGAAGCTTTTAAGGAGAATCAAATCGGTCTTATTCTGTTGGGAATGGTGATTGGTTTTTTGCTTGCAAATATGCGTCCCGTTGTTTTTCAGGCAAAGTGACCAAGTCCGTAGGACTTGAGACCGCGGAGCGAGGACAGTTCCTTCGGAACTGGGACTACTGCACAGAATATAAAGGAGCTTTAGACGAAGGATCGTCGTAGCCCACAAAATTACCAATAGGACCCGTTCTCTGTTTTCTAACATCTTCTTGTAAAAATCCCAGCCACGGATTCTCACGAGTCTGATCGGCTGGTTCCATATCCCTAAATACCTCAAACTGATTGTCGTACGCAGCAACAGGTTGAGATATTCTAGCTGGCGCCGGTGGGAACCTCACGTATGCTATATACATGAGAAACGCAATCAACACCAAAGCTAAAACTTTAAAAAACATTTTCTAATATTCGCAGCGAAATTAAACAGACTCGGGGACTTCGTCGTCCTCAGCCTTTGACTCGTCACCCTCAGCAATTACTGACACGGCGGGCATCTTGCGCTCCTCCATAATCTTTGCGATGCGCTCATCAGCAATCTTTACGAGGGCTGGCATATCCAGGTCTGGGAACTCAATCTTGAGACCATCGATAAGCTCTGCTGGGTGAGGGATGGGAGGCACATCCGGCTTTGTGTAAAACTTGGAATTCTCGTCGGAGGGGTCGATGTATGGGTATGGACCTGGCTGAGGCTGTGCCATCATGTCGCGCTTGCGCTTCTCGAACATAGAAGCCGCGGCACTCTGGTTAGTACGATACTTGGTCATAATCTCCTCCAGCTTTTCATTCTGATAGTGAACATCCTCAATCTGGTCACGGTCGGGTGGGATCAGAAGCCACTTGTACATGTCCACCACGTAAATGTCCACGAGCGCATCCTCCTTCTGGAGACGCTTGGCGTGAGATGCAGCCTCATCACGAGTTGAAAAGCACCCACGAATCTTCATACCCAGCTTCTCATTCTTCTGAGGCTGCTCTGGACCGACAAATGAAATGCAAGCAAAGTACTGCCCTGGAACAGTTAGATAATCCTGCTCAAGAGAACCCATATTGAACTATCTATACATTTCTTTTTTAAGTTCAAAACGCAGTAAATTTGAAAATTCGTGTCATGTCACCTTATAAGGTTGTGGTTGGTTGAAGAATCAACCATGGAAGCTCTTCGTCGTCTTCATAACAACTGCAAGCGAGAACTAATTCAGAAATGGGTAAACCGCGGTGATAGCGTTCTGGACTGTGGGTGCGGTCGTGGAGGCGACTGGCACAAGTGGAAGGCGGTCGGTGCGCGAGTTTTCGCAATTGACCCAGATGACGAATCACTTACCGAGGCGGAGAACAGAGCAATTGAAATGAACTTTGGAGTATTTTTTTTGGGGAATGGAACTATTATTCAGGCGGCTTTTGCAGGTCCCTTTGACGTGGTCTGCTACAACTTTTCTATTCACTACATCATGGAAAATTTTGAGAATTCAATCAAGGCGATTCAGTGTGCGGTAAAACCCGGAGGGCTTCTCATCGGCATAACCCCAGACAATCACCAAGCTAATAAAATAGCCGACGAGCGAGGTCACTACATCGACCGACTCGGAAACATATTCGACATCTACCAGGGTGGGCGGCGGCTTTCAGTCAAGCTGACTGACGGTCCTTTCTATGCGGATGGCGCACGCGATGAACCCCTCCTTGATGCCAACATGCTGATGAACCGCCTTGAGGAACTCGACTTTGAACTCATTTACTGGGGACCCATGCTCGACCAGCCGAACGGGCTCATCTCGGACCTTTACTCCAAGTTTGTATTTCGGAAGAAAATCTAAGTGTGTAATAGTAGATGGAATATGTTCCAATTTTCGTAATGTTATTTGTCGTCCTCGTCTACATAGTCTCAGTGAATAAAGAACCTGCAATGCTCAGCGAACTCAAATACAAGTACTGGATTTTGCTTGAAATTCTGCGTCGCACAGGAGACCCACTTTGGCACCCCGTTTGCAAACCCTCCATCATCACGGGTATGATTGATTGGAACAAGGACAACGGACCAATTGGTTCTAATGTGAATAAAGGGTACGAAATTTACATCTGTCTGGATGGAGGAGATGTAAATTCGGCAATGTACGTTTTGATTCATGAGTTGGCACACATGTCAGTACCGGAATATGATCATACTGATAAATTTTGGAAACATTTTGATAAACTTAAAAAGATTGCGATAGATTCGGGAGTTTATACACCCACAGGGACTCGCACCTATTGCGGGGATACTGTGAAGGACTAGAGACAAAGTGGGACACGTAGTGTCCCTAGTTTAGATCGAGGGGATCTAAAGTCCTTCGGACTTTGTCTTACTGTCCATCCACCAAGTACTTCTTTGCCAGGTAAAACACGATGGCTGCGATGAGTGCAGTCACAGCCAGACCGGTCAGAGACACCTCACCGGATGGACCGTGAAATTTAGGAACCATATCTCCAAGCTTGCCCTGAACTGGCTTGGAGAATGCGACGACCGCGGCAACGCCAGCCAGTAGCGCCTGGTACTGATCATCCTGGAGACCGAATGGGTTCTTGCTACGGGACTTGGGTGCATCATCACCACCCGAAGCCTTCCCGTTCTGAGGGGGCGCCTGAACATAGGGGGACCCCATCATCTCATCCTGCATCATCTGTCCTGGACCTGGCATAATATCGTCAATAGGTGTTGCGAAAGATGCCATTTGAGATTCAACAATATCTTTTTCAGGCGCATTTAAAGGCATTCTCAAAAGACCTGTTGGAGGTCCCGCCTTGTTTTCACCTTCTTTAGAGTTGCGAGAAAGTCCAGATGGGAGACTCGTCTGCTGACGCTCCAAAGCTGCACGAGCTAATTCTTCATTTAAATTGATTTCCTGTGAAGGAATTGCTGACATTATACTGTCTACACTCGGATCATATGTCATGACTCCAGCCATTATTGAATTTTAAATGGAAATTAAGTGGAGCATGCTACCGCGACTTTTTCACTACGACTGTTTCACCCCGTCGTTTCGGTGCACTCGTAGATCCCTGTGGTCCACTCGCAGCATGTGGACTGTAGAAGCGCTGGTGATACTGCCAGAAGGATGCTCCACCCACCCTGAAGTTTTTGCGAACAGGCGACTTGTACCAAAATACACAGTCTGAAATCTTATTACTCTTGGATGTATTATCAAGAACCATACACTCGTAGTTTTCAGTGCAAGAATCCATAACCTGACAAAACTGATCAAATGTCGGGAAAACTCCGAAAAAAGCTTTGTAAAGGTTTTCACGGTTCTGCCTGACGTTATCACGGAGAGCAAACACATAGTCCACGTTGGTGCGAACGTACGGAAGCATGTCCATGCAGTACTGGGTCGTCAGCATGAAGAAGATGTTCCAGTGGCGACCGTTCATGAAAAGCCGGCGCATGCAGTCGTCTCTCATGAAGGCTTTATCGTACATGCAATCGTCCATCAACAGAAATACGGAAGGGGCTTTGTCCTTGCCCAGACTCTTGACGAGCCTGTGCTGTCTCTCGAGTAGCTTTTCAACAGCATCCTTTCTGTATTCGCCATAAACGAACAGATCAGGAATAAATTGTTTATAGTGTCCATTTCCATCTTCAGTTCCTGACATGGCAATTCCCGCTGGTATATGTTTTTTGTGCCAGAGAATGTCTGTAACAAGAGTCGATTTACCCGTCCCACGTTTCCCTATAAAAACACAAACCTTATCATCACCTATTTTTGATGGGTCAAATCGCCTGAGTTGCAACTGACTCATCCTCTAATTTGTGTGATCAAAATTCAGAGTGAGCTGAGACGCGGGTGCGTGCGCGGAAACTAATGTTTTCCTTTATTAGAGATGTCCGCTGGCTATATCCAGCTGGCTGCAATTGGGCAACAGGACGCATATCTCACGGGTTCGCCTCAAGTGACGTATTTTTCAGGGGTTTATAAGCGTCATACCCCCTTTGTACTTGAAGCCTATGATATTTCATTTCAAAATCAGCAAGTTGTCTATGGTCAAAATAACATTTGTAGGATCCCTCCTAAAGGAGATCTTATACGAGCGCTCACACTCAAAGTTGAATTACCGACACTCTTTGACCCTGGTAATTTTTGGGCGTGGGACATAATTGCATCGATAAATAATGACCCTCACATACTCATCAATGGAACCTACTTTAGTCTTCCATATCAGGGAATCACATACTATTCAACATTCAATCAGACTTCGTGGATTTCTTCGACTCTTGCAAGTTTTGTGAGTTATTCAAACGCCCTCAATCAATTTATTTTTTCAAATTGCGCGACGCTCGAGGTGGATCAGGGGGGAGTATTTTGGGGACTCGACCCCAAGGTGGGTACCGTTTCTCCTACAAACTCTTCAAATTTAGTTTATACAGTAGGAACTGGAACTTCATTAACAAATGCGTTTGCGAATAGTATCTCAACATCAAATCTGGCTGCAAACTACATTTCAAACGTAGTTTCAACTCGTCAATCTGATTTTACCCTTCAACAGGCGGGTTGGATTCAAAGTACAGGGTTACCCCTCGTGAATACAAGAACCAGTATTTTTTTGAATCTTCCCGTGAGTTATTCTATACCAGGAGCTACTCAGAGTTTTATAAATTTTGCCAATTGGGCAAATCAGGACACGGTCTCAACCTACTCCGTAACATTTAATGGTCGACTCAAGTTTACAAATGCGGGATTTTATATGGTCCGCGCAGCATTTTCATTGGGTACAGGTTCAGTTCTCAATATTTCTTATGGTTCCGATCCAAATGAAAGTATCTACCCAAACGGAATTCCAATCGTGCCTCAATTTGCTTACTCCTGTGATTTCCGTGTTTCGCCAGACCCTTCTATGCCTCTTTTGATGCCCTTCGTCGTAGCAAGCACATCAAATACGTACTATTTTTACGCAAATACAACGTCTATTGTAACTCAATTTACACCTGGAACTTACTTGACAGTCACCCCTGTCGATGATTTGTACATGTTTAATACAAATACACCAGTTTCAAGTAATATAGTTCCATTTTTTGGAAATATAGTTACGCCTCAAAACACAACGGTAACACTTGGTTCTGATCACTCGATGATATTTAGTTCACCTGGAACATGGATGCTTTCTGGTGTTATTTATCTTGCACAATCTCCTCAAAATTATGTAGCAAATGTTTCAGTATGGAACGTGACTTCGCAAATCCCAGATTACGCTTACACAACCTTGAGTCTGCAGGGGCGTGATCCTACCATAGCGTTCAGCATGCCCATAGTGGTAACAAGTACGACCCTAAAGTATTTCACAAATATTTATTCTACATCGTCTATAACAATTTTGAACACATCCTATTACACAGTGACTCAAATAGGGGCTCAAACATATACGGGGTACGAGACTGTGCTTTCCAACAACGGCATCTTACTTCAGCCTTCGGCTCAAGTTCAATCCATAGGGTCTAATACCCCCCTGAATTTTACAACAAATTACAGTCTTCCAGCGGGAACAAACTCCGCAATTATATCAGTTAATCCAACGACCGGAAATCTTCAGTTTTCGAACATTGCCACGTACATGTTAACAGCTGTACTTTCGTCATCTGATAACGTCAAAAGTATCACGTTTGGTACCACCACTTACAATTTTAGCATTGGCGGTCTTTTTCCTCAAATTACAGTCACCGTGCCTCATCGTGTGACTCAGACTGCTACGGATGTTCCCATCACTATAACAACTGATCAAGTGGGTTCAACCACAAATATTTTTTCGAATACTTACATTTCAGTTTATCCCGTCGCTTCAAACGTGATTCCCACGGTCAGTTATAATTATTACGACTCGGTCGGGACATGGCTCATAGATCGCGCAGATTTAGTCATTGGTGGACAGACGGTTCAGACGCTCACAGGAGAATTTATTGAAATTTACAATGATCTGTATGTACCTTACGAAAATCAACCTGGACTCAAGCTGCTTACTGGAAAATATGATACAACAAGTCAGATTTACCCCCCGGGAAGAACCTATTTCACAAACCTTCCGTTCTATTTTTATCAAAATCCCGGTCTTTATTTGCCACTCGTTTCATTGGGTAGACAAGACGTCGAGGTTCACATTACATTCAGAAATCTTCAAGAATTGACAGCCGTAAATACATATAACATAATTGAACCCCTGATTGCAACAATTATTACAGAATATGTTTATTTAGCCGATCCCGAAATTAATTGGTTCAAAAAGTCCCAAATTGATTATGTAATTCAACAGTGTCAGTATCAAAAATTCCAGTTGGCTCCTCAATTTACATCGGCAATTTTCAACCTGGAATTTATAAATCCAATCCGTGAACTCTTTTTTATTCTACAACTCGATGGAACCACACCTTATGATTATTCAGATCTAAATAGTTTGGCTATGAATTTTAACGCATCCGAGGCTTTCACTGCAGATGTGACGGATGCACTGTACCTCAATTCTATTGAACCGTTCGACCATTACACAAATTATCCAACCAGAAACTTTTACATGTACTCCTTTACAAATCAGACAAATACGCCTCGACCTTATGGTCAAGTAAACTTTAGTCGTATTCGTGATATTTTTATTCAACTTAATACAGCGTCATACGCAACTAAAAAAGAATTGAGAGTTATAGGAATAAATTACAATATTCTAAGAATAAAGGATGGCATCGCCGGACTCATGTTCAACTCGAACGATTTCTAGTCAGTTCCTATGGAAGTCGCTGTGCGACTGGTTTTTTAATCCCAGAATGTACTAGAAATGGCAGGAAGAGCCAGTTTGTCCTACCTCGGACAAGAAGATATTTATCTGAGTGCAGACCCGGAAGTGACATATTTTGTCGAAAAATATGTTGGTCAGTCCCTTTTTTCATCCCGAGTAATCAGGGTGCAATTTCCAGCCGATAACACAGTTATTTTTGGTTCTGAGAAGGAACTCGTGCTTCCAAGAGCCGGTGATCTCATCACAAACATGTACCTCAAGGTTTTCCCGCCCGCACTGGGTGCTGCAGTGCAGGTTCTTGATTCAGTTGGAACCCTTATGATTCAATACGTAGAGTTGTATATAGGATCTGAACTCGTCGAGAGAATTTACGGAGAATACCTTGAACTAAAATTTGATTTAACAGTTTCAACAGGAAAACAGAGAGCACTCCAGAATCTTATTGGTAAATATCTCATTCAACCCGTTCCTGTAAACGCAAGTTATACAATTCCTCTGCCATTTTACGTATTCAGACGCGGTCTTCCACTCTGCGCATTCAAAGAGGATGTGACGTTTCGCATCGTATGGAATCCCTCGACACTCTTTACCTTTCCATCTGTGAATATAGTAGCTCCATTTTATGCATATTTAGACACGGAATATACGTATATATCTGATGCAGAAATAGCGCACATCAAGTCAAAACCTCAGATATATCCTATAGAACAGGTCCAGCGACAAGAATTTTTTGCACCCCAAGGTGTTAATCAGGTTCAGTGTCTAGGCGAGTTTTTAAATCCAGTGAAGGAATTTTTTTTCGTTTTACAAAATGATTCAGCCCTTGGGTACGATTACACAACAAATGGGACTTACACATCAAACGGCACAACTTTCGAACAACTCGAACAATTCATTCTCAATTTCAATACGACCGAACGCATCTCCAAGGACGTGGGACTCCCCGTCTTCCTCCGTGTAATTCAGCCACTCGAGTATCATACACGTATACCCAGTAGAATTTTTTACATGTATTCGTTCAGTATCGACCCTGAACTTTATGATGAACCATCAGGAGCCGTGAACATGACACAGATTAAGAATCAAATTTTTCAGTTTACCCTGACCCCCAGCCCAACCAGTAGATATATCAAAATTTACATGATAAATTACAACTTTCTTGAAGTGAAAGATTATTCAGCCCGTGTGGTATTCTCAAACTTCCACTAATTTTGGTTAATTCAAGAGTCCTCAGTTAAAACTAATTTTGGTTTAAAATTAAAAATGGAGAAGGCTGCCATAGATATTATGATACCTGTTCTCGAGTCTGCAACTGTTCTTGCAGCCCATTATGCCAAGGCGTGTGGGCGTGACGTCATTATTGCAGAGGATATGCGGATGGGACTCATGTACTCAGCCCGCAATGTAATTGGTAAACAGATTGGTCCAATTTACCCCGAAGTTTGGGACGAGGAAGAGGACGAGGAGGACGAGGAGGACGAGGAGGACGAGGAGGATGAGGAGGACGAGGAGGACGAGGAGGACGAGGAGGACGAGGAGGACCCAGAGTGGGTCAAGTATGAAGGGTCAGACGACATGGCAAATAAGATGAACGAGTGTGCAGACACATGGGACGCATGGGAACCCGAGAGTCCAGCAGAGAGTGCGTTGAAATCCGCTGTAGACAAACAGAGAGAAAATTAGATGGAACCAGAAGACTCTTATGAAGAAGAACTCGAGCCAAAGGTTAAATACTCATTCATAGTCTATGAAGAAGATTATGAAGAAGAGGAAAATGATAAGGATGAAGTTCAGCCTTGGGATCCTTCCGATATTTTTTTTCGTATCACATAGTAAATGTCTGGTCTTCTCTCAAGTGTCGCTCTTCAGCTGGAGTCACAGTCCCTGAACTCCATCGTCGCCGGTTTCTCGTTCGCCAGCGCCATCGCATGGATGGACGTTGTGCGCTTCATCATCTCCCAGGTGGTCCAGGTCGGCAAGAACGGCGGTCAGTACTATGTCCTCAGTGCGCTGTTCACCACCCTCCTGGCAATCGTCGTGTACATGGCAATCAAGACCCTGGCTTTCAACGTGAAGATCCAGGAGCCAACTCAGCCCGTGTACGCAGTGACTGCCCGCTAAACGTTTTCCAGGCTGCGAATACAGAAATTAAAACTAAAACTATAATCAACCAGGGGATTTTTGTTTTCTTCTCTGGGGGTGGTGGAGGCACCATTGTCATTGCCTCCACGATTCTCTTAATTTCCACATCCTGGAGGGGCGGGGGAGGTGGTAGGCGTCTTACGTCATCTTCCAGAACATGCGCCCTCAGAATAAATGCATGATTATCAGACCCTCTGAAATTCAGTAGTTTTCCATTTGTATCGTACCAGTTGACTGTCAAGCGCTGGAGACTGTTAATGGGTTCTGGATACGCCACAGATACCGTATAATCTGAATTTTCATGATAAATTTTCATACCGCCAGACGAAACATCCATCATAATTGGTGCAAAAGCTCTGTTAATGTTTGAACCACTGACTGTCCCCGTCGTTCCTGTCAAAGCCTTTGCATCGATGTGACTAGGTGTCTTGAGTTCATCAATGTCGAGAAAGATGTATTCATTTGAATTCATGTGAATCAAAGTATTCGACTTGAATATGGACTGACCTAGTAGGCACGGATCCAGTGAAGTTGCCGGTTTTGAAGTAAATAATGTAGTCTGAGGAATTCCCATGAGATTAGATAGTTCGGATGAATTGATTCTAAATTGGAAAATATTAGTATTTGAAAGTAAGAAATGTCCTTCACTCGAGAGATAACTCATAGAAAATGCATTATTCACAGCAGCAGTTATAGCAGCCGTGAGACAGCCAGCTGAGTAAAATCCTTGATTTAAAGAGATATTTGACGATCCTACTGTTAGTACGTTTGAACCGTTTGTGAGATTGTACATGGTATTTGGCACTCGTGTACTGACAAGATCGACCCGAGTCACATTCTTTATGGGAGTTGTTAAGTGTAAGGTGTATGAATTTCCGGAAGGATACAAAATGGCATTTCTGCTTCTTGAATCTGCAAAGATCAGCCGAGTTGATTCCATCTAATTTTATATTAGAAATTAAACAAGGTTACTCAGCTCTTTGATAGCCTCAATTAATAGAGGGACCAATTTGTCATATTGAATTGTAAGGTATTCGTTATTCACAGGGGCTTGGCGGATAACTTCCGGTAGAATCTTCTGAACCTCTTGAGCACTCAGACCTACGTGTATATTATCGTCCATACCCATGCCTTGTGCTAAATCGTTCCACTTGTACTGGAACCCGTTCAGCGCCTTGACCTTCTCAAGAGCACCTTGGATGTTTCCAAGTTTTGTCTTGAGACGATCATCAGACGCAAACGCAACCACGTCCCCTACGGAACTTACGCCACTCGATCCAGCAGATAGAAAAAGTCCTGAAATAGTTCCACTTGAAGTTATCGTAGTACCTGAAAAGGTCCCACCCGTGAAAGCAGCTCCCGTGAATCCCGTGGAGGCTGCAATTGTCGTACCTGTAATAGTTGTTCCCAGGAAGGTCCCACCAGTGAAGGCAGCTCCCGTGAATCCCGTGGAGGCTGCAATTGTCGTACCAGTGATAGTTGATCCCTTGAAAGTCCCTCCCGTAAAGGCAGCTCCCGTGAATCCCGTACTTGCCGCAATTGTAGTACCGGTGATAGTTGTTCCCAGGAAGGTCCCACCAGTGAAGGCAGCTCCCGTGAATCCAGTGCTTGCCGCAATTGTAGTACCGGTGATAGTTGTTCCCAGGAAGGTCCCACCAGTGAAGGCAGCTCCCGTGAATCCCGTACTTGCTGTGAATGTTGTGCCACTTACGGTGGTTCCTGCAAAGGTTCCTCCCGTAAAGGCAGCTCCCGTGAATCCCGTACTTGCTGCAATCGTCGTACCGGTGATAGTCGACCCTTGGAAAGTTCCACCGGTGAAAGCAGCTCCCGTGAATCCCGTAGAGGCTGCAATTGTCGTACCTGTAATAGTTGTTCCCAGGAAAGTCCCTCCCGTAAAGGCAGCTCCTGTGAATCCAGTAGTTGCTGCAATTGTCGTAGCGGTGATAGTCGACCCTTGGAACGTCCCACCCGTGAAGGCAGCTCCCGTGAATCCCGTGGAGGCTGTGATTGTTGTGCCGCTTATAGTTGTTCCCAGGAAGGTTCCACCGGTAAAGGCTGCTCCCGTGAATCCCGTGGAGGCTGTGATAGTTGATCCCTGGAAGGTCCCGCCAGTGAATGCAGCTCCCGTGAATCCTGTAGAGGCTGTGATGGTCGTTCCACTCACAGTAGATCCTGCAAATGTCCCTCCGTTAAAGGCGGCACCTGTGAATCCCGTGGAGGCTGCAAATGTGGTTCCCGCAAAAGTCCCCCCTGTAAAGGAAGCTCCCGTGAACCCTGTGCTTGCCGTGATTGTCGTTCCACTCACAGTAGATCCTGCGAAAGTCCCTCCCACAAACGAAGACCCGTTGAATGCAGTTCCGGTAAATGTTGGAGCCGTGACCGTTCCACTCAATGTGAGACCGCTCACAAAGGTACTTATTCCTGTTCCAGATACGAAAACATTTCCTGTGACAACTAAATCACCAAAATTGGTGACTGTTGGCATCTTAAAAGAATACTCACATTATTATTCAATGAGAAAGGTACTTATAGCCACACCAACTTATACTGGGGATGTAAACATGAAATACACGATAGCCCTTTTGAATACCATGCGCCAAGCTATGCTGCGTGGATTTGATTTACAGGTGTGTTACACTGCAGGCGATGCCCTCGTTCAAAAGAGTCGCAACTATCTGTTGACGTGTGCTCTTAACAACGGGTGCGACGATCTCATATTCATAGACGATGACATCGAGTGGGATCCCGAATGGATTTTTAAGATGCTTGATTACCCTGTTGATGTCGTGGGCGGTGTCTATCGCAAAAAGATTGACGATGCCGAGGTTTATGCCGTGAGACTCGTAGAACCCATCCAGGGGGACTCGCGTACTGGACTCATGAAAGTTGAGGGACTTGCCACGGGATTTCTACGCCTGTCACGTAAAGCATTCGTGTCACTCTGGGCATCCTCTGAACCCTATACAAACGGTATGGTTAAAAACGAACGTATGGTTTTTGATCTTCAAATTGAAAATCAAATTCTGTTCTCAGAAGATTACGTCATGTCCAATAAACTTTCCAAATTAGGTTTTGAATTGTGGATCGATCCCAGGATGTGTTGCGTCCACACAGGTCCCAAACCATTTGTTGGTCACTTTATAAAATGGCTTGAAGACAGTGGACGTTTTCAAAAGTAATGAAGTTGATTACATTTGGAGATGACCCCTCTCAAATTATTGGTCTAAAAAGCGAATACGTAAATATCGGACTTGGAAAAAAGTACATTGATCTTTTTTCAAAGTTTGAAGCTTTCAAGGAATATGTGGAAACAGCTGACCCCCAAGAAGTTTTGATATTCGTGGATGGGTACGACGTTGTACAGAGACGGACAGACCTTACTAATTTTGAAACAAAATTCAAAGAAACTGCGGCTGATATAATTTTTAGTGCTGAGGTGTACTGTTGGCCGAACCCCTGGATCGCCTACCAGTTTCCTCCCGCAGTTCCTGAGTGTCCCTACCGATTCCCTAATTCGGGAACATTTGCAGGATACGCATGGGCAATCAAGAGGATGCTTGAATGGGACCAGTATCGCCTGAATCACGACGATCAAGGGTATGTTCACGATTTTTTCCTGCGGTGCAAAGATTTGAAAATTGGTCTGGATAATGGTCAAGTTATGTTCCAGACTGGAACGGGTATTCGCTGGTCAGTCCTGGATACGTGTCAAGCCTGGTTTGTTCATTTCAATGGAAGAAGTCACCACAAAAAGGATGGAACCTCAGTCCTTGCCGAGTACGTAGCTGGCTCGCCTATTGGCGGGATAGCACAGTGGCACACAGTTCCTTGAGTTCCTCAATCTGCTTTGCCTGCTCCTTGATCGCCTCCACAAGCAAAGGAACCACCTTTTCGTACTGGACAGTCATGTAATTGTTTCCAGTGGTCCCGTTGTCGAAAGGCGCAGGGCGAATCACTTGGGGCAGGACCGCCTGAATTTCTTGAGCGCTGAGCCCCACATGTTGCTCGAGGTCGCTGTACCCGTACGAATTCGCCACATAATTCCACGTAAATATAAATCCGTTCAGGGATTTGACCTTCTCAATAGCGCTCGGGATGTTTCCGAGTCTGGTCTTGAGACGATCATCTGATGCATAAGCAACCACGTCACCAGTTGAAGTGACGGATGAGCCATAAAAGGTGCCTCCTGTGAAGGCAGCTCCCGTGAATCCCGTGGAGGCGGTGATGGTCGTTCCCCTGAAAGTCCCTCCTGTGAAGGCGGCTCCCGTGAATCCCGTCGAGGCTGTGATGGTTGTTCCGCTCACGGTTGATCCCTGGAAAGTCCCTCCCGTAAAGGCGGCTCCCGTGAATCCCGTACTTGCTGCAATTGTCGTACCAGTGATAGTTGATCCCTGGAAAGTCCCTCCCGTAAAGGCGGCTCCTGTAAATCCCGTACTTGCCGCAATTGTCGTACCAGTGATAGTTGATCCCTGGAAAGTCCCTCCCGTAAAGGCAGCTCCCGTGAATCCCGTGGAGGCTGTGATGGTCGTTCCCCTGAAAGTCCCTCCTGTGAAGGCGGCTCCTGTGAATCCCGTACTTGCTGTGAATGTTGTGCCACTTACGGTGGTTCCTGCAAAAGTCCCGCCGTTAAAGGCGGCTCCCGTAAATCCCGTACTTGCTGCAATCGTCGTACCGGTGATAGTCGACCCTTGGAAAGTTCCACCGGTGAAAGCAGCTCCTGTGAATCCCGTGGAGGCTGCAAATGTGGTTCCCGCAAAAGTCCCTCCTGTGAAGGCGGCTCCCGTGAATCCCGTACTTGCCGCAATTGTCGTACCGGTGATGGTTGTTCCCTGGAATGTCCCACCCGTGAAAGCAGCTCCCGTGAATCCCGTACTTGCCGCAATTGTCGTACCGGTGATGGTTGTTCCCTGGAAAGTTCCACCCGTGAAAGCAGCTCCTGTGAATCCCGTACTTGCCGCAATTGTCGTACCGGTGATAGTCGTTCCCTGGAAAGTCCCACCAGTGAAGGCAGCTCCCGTGAATCCCGTCGAGGCTGTGATGGTTGTTCCGCTCACGGTTGATCCTTGGAAAGTTCCTCCGCTAAATGCGGCTGAATAAATACCTGTAACAACGTTTGCGAATAGAATATTAGCAGTTGCGATATTGGCTGTAGTTGTCAAATTAGCCACTGGCGTCGTTATGTTACTCGTTACATACAAATTCCCCGTCACGTCAAGGTTTGCAGTCGGTGCGCTCGATGACCCTATCCCAACCTGAGGAACATAGTAAATTGAGGTCGCCCCGATGCTCGTCCATTGTGAACCCACAAAACCAACGATATTTGTTGTAAAAATGTTGGCAATATTTGCAGTCACCAAATTAGCAGTAAAAATATTAGCACTTGTGTAAACATTCAAATCGAGAATATTAGCAGTTGCTATATTGGCTGTAGTTGTCAAATTAGCCACTGGCGTCGTTATGTTACTCGTTACATACAAGTTCCCCGTCACCACAAGATTGGCTGTTGGTGCGCTGGATGACCCTATCCCAACCTGAGGAACATAGTAAATTGAGGTCGCTCCGATGCTCGTCCATTGTGAACCCACAAAACCAACGATATTTGTTGTAAAAATGTTGGCAATATTGGCAGTCACCAAATTAGCAGTAAAAATATTAGCAGATGTGTAAACATTGAGTGTTCCCACGTTTCCTGAAGTGATGTTCGCTGAGGCGGTGTTCAGGGTCACTGCGTTGGCACTGAAAAGGTTAGAAAGTCCCGAAACTGTGAGCTGAGTGACGTTCGCTCCCGTGAAGACATTGAGCGATCCGACGTTTCCTGAAGTGACGTTTGCCGACTCGGTATTCAGGGTCACTACGTTCGCGCTGAAAAGGTTCGAAAGTCCCGAAACTGTGAGTTGGGTGACGTTCGCTCCCGTGAAGACATTGAGTGATCCCACGTTTACTGAAGTGACATTAGCTGAGGCGGTGTTCAGTGTCACTGCGTTGGCACTGAAAAGGTTCGAAAGTCCCGAAACTGTGAGTTGGGTCACGTTCGCTCCCGTGAAGACGTTGAGTGATCCCACGTTTCCTGAAGTGACATTAGCCGACTCGGTGTT